AAATGTAACAAGTGTAAAATATAAAGAAGATATAAAATCCTAATGACAACAACTACAGAATCAGGTGGAAGACAAAATATGTTTCCAGCTGAAACTCGTCCTTATATTGATGAGACAATCTCTTATCAAGGCTATCCACAAGAGGCTGAAAAAGCTAATGGTAGATGGGCAATGATTGGTTTTGTTGCTTTATTAGGTGCTTATACAACAACTGGTCAGATTATTCCTGGCATTTTCTAAATTACCCCCTTTATTATCATGACTCCTGAAGCAGAAAGATTTAACGGCTGGGCAGCAATGCTTGGATTCGTAGCAGCAGTTGGTGCATATGTCACAACTGGACAGATCATCCCTGGAATTTTCTAATGAAAGAAAAAAAATTAGAACAGCAAAAAGTTATTGCAGAGACTCTTAACGGAAGACTTGCAATGCTTGGTCTGGTTGCAGCTGCAACATCTGATTTACTCACAGGACACATGTTCTTCGGCATTTTTTAATGCATGAGTTATCACAAATAAACGAAATATCACCCTTTCAAGCAATCCTATGGTGTTTTTATCCCATAGGATTTGTTGTTTTATTTGAATTAGTTTTGAGAGCTAATGACGATGATGATGACGATGAAGGAGGTGGTGTTATGACACCTGTTTATCAAGGAACCTAATGAACCACTTATTATTTACACTAATAATCGCTGCATATCTAGCAACTGATCTTAGTGCATTCATTTATGCATGAAAAAAATTTTTTATAGCCCTTACTATCCACTCATTGAGTTTGGATTCTTTGTCATTGTAGGGACAGTAGCAGGGTTGTATGGTTTTTTAGAAGTATAATTAAATTTTATATTTACCCCTTAAACTTGCAAACTTACAAGTTAAAAAATTTACCTTTTTTCCAAGAAGCAAGAGCAGCTTTAGAAAAGAAATGTGATTGCCCACATTGCACTTGTGATTGTGAGCACTGCAAAAAGAAAATAAAACAAATTGAAAATGCTGGAGATTATTTTAAAAAATTAAAAGAAAATTGAAAAAATTTCAAAAAAAGTTACTACGCCAGAAAAAATAATAATAAATTTTAAGATTGCTTTAATCGTCGTGCTCATCCCAAGGATCAGTCAAATTTTTATTAGGTGGTCCAAAAGCTACATATAGTCCATATCCAGTGACTAAGAATAGCAGTATCAAAATGATAGCAATTATTTGTCCCTCTGGTGGTAATCCAGCATAATTACCATGTTTTATTAAAGGTTGCTTTTCCCAAGTTCCAGGAAGAGTGTAAACAGATGGTCTAGATAGAAAAAAATTTACAAGAAACATCTAACATTTATATCTACCCTTACTTTATCTTTATAATCAAAATGTTCAACAATTTATTATTTAATTTTTATTTTAGCTAGGTTCTGTAGGCCAAGTAATATTAAATGGATCAGATTGTGTTGGGACATCTCTAAGAGCTTGGCGATAGGTTTTCCATTCGTCCGAAAGAGTTACATCACTACCAGCTCTCCAATCAGTTTGCTCTATTAAACTATTTCTTTGGGCTCTTATGAGATACCATTGAGTCGTGGTAAGAGCAGCTTGTTCATCTGCGGTAGTAGATTCAACTTTGATATTGTAAACTTTACCACCATCTATATAAGGTTCTACTGAAACTAATTTTTGTGTCGGTGTAGTATAAGTAAGAGTTTCAACAAGTTCTACTACATTATTTGCTGTTAAAAAATCTGTATTAGGCCCAGAGGCGGTGAAACTTGTATTAGGAAATAACTCTTGAATACTTCCAGTGCTTTTTACAGTAGGTGTACCACCACCTATGCTTTCAATGATTGCATATTTCATGATAATATTTTAACTGTTATAAACCGAAACGAGCTTTTTCTGCATTGAAAATTGTGGATACTTGTGTTGCATCTAATCCTACATCAAAGAATTTATGAATTGCAAATCCCCCCAAGTATCGTTGATTATATCCACAATAATGATTACCACTTGGATAAGTAAAACTTCCATAGCCTAAAACCCCAGCACCTCCAAACGTACTATAACTGATCGGATTACTATGACTTGATATTTGTACCCCATTTCTGTAGCAATATAAAGTTCCTGATCTCCTTGTCAAAATTGCATGTTCCCATCCAAGAAATCCTTTATGAGGTGTTGCAGTACCAAATCTATTTGGATATCCTGAATAGGAGTAAGAAGTTGGAGTTGCAGGGTAAGGTGCTTGTGGAGTATGTGCTGGAGCAGCATTGTACATAGCAGCATGACCAGTAAAAGTAGGAGGAAAAGGTGGAGAACTACCGTAAGGGTTATTATTTACGTCACCTAACCACAGTAGCCCCTGCTCTCCAATGTAAAAAGAAGGCCCATATGAACCACTACTACCATTTAGTATATACATGGGCTGGGTAGAATAATAGTAATTAGCAGCGTGAGGACGTAGGTAAGGATTCCAAACCATTTGGATTGCATAATCACCTGTTCCTATATTGTTTCCAATGCCACTGGGGACAGTATAATTTCCTCTATCTAAACAAGGATCTATATTTGCTCTAAGACAACCAGCTCCACCGATTGTGGTCTGCGTTAGATTAGTTGTAGTACCAAAAGTAGTATGGTTTCCGTTACCAGATATGTCATTTATTGTTGTACTACTTCCATTCCAAGACCCTTGCCCAGCACCAAAATCATAGTGAAAAACAGGACTTGCACCACCTGATCCGGCACTACTCGCAGAACGCAGATTATGCGATCTCATCCTAAATCTCCAACAGTCGCTCCATACAATGTACTGCCTACCTTAAAAAATTCAATCGCAGTAGGTGTAGCTCCTCCTAAAGTAGGTGCAGTTCCTCCCTTCCAAGTCATTGTAGGCCATGTCAAGGTATAGTTTGATCCACTTGCTGTAACAATAAGAAGCATTGATTGTCCTGCCGTTAAACCATCAGTAGCTGTTCTATTTGCTCCTAATGTCCATGTTTGTATCATACCGTTATCAGGATCTAAAGCAACAGAAGAAGCATCAGTTATAGCAAATACATTTTCATTTATAGCATCTTCAAAAGTAATTGAACCTGTAAATGTGTCTGCATACTCTAGCTGCCCTACGGCTGTAGCTCCGCTACCAGTAATACTCTTTACGTGTAAAAACTTACTAGCTGTTGCATTATTATCAGGCAAAACCATTGTATAAGACTGACCGGCACTATGAGCAGGAGACTTTATCTTCACACCATGTGATTGTGCCGAGCAGTTTAATTGTAGGGTACCGTCTGTAGACCCTGCACCTTTTATCTTTATAATCCCTGTTCCATCTGGAGTAAATACTATGTCACCATTACTTGTGCTTGTAGTTATTTCTCTCGTTAATACATCTAAATTTCCACCAAGTTGCGGAGTGGTATCTTCAACAACATTACTAATACCTCCTGCAGGTAAGTTTGTTAAATTTGCACCTGAAACAGCTGGTAAAACTGCAGGGAATCTAGCATCTGGTATAGTTCCAGCATTTAAATTATTAGCATTTACACCTTCTACTGATAAATCTACTAACTGTGCTTTAGTCTGTGTCATTTATATTAAAAAACTTGATTGTTAAATCAATTTTACGATAACTTTATTTACGAAATCTCACTGTTTCTATCATAGGTTTCCCTAAATCTTGCTCGTATTCTCTTTCAATTTCGAAGTCATCTATATCTGTTCCTGATTGACTATATTTACTCATTCCTTTAACAAATCCTGATAAAAAATTTTTACCTCCTCCATTTGCCATTACAGCTGGAAAATCATTATCTCCCATTTTATGCACCCATTCTATTTAAAAAATCATCAACTCTGTCACCGACTGGAGTTTCTTGTGAAATAGCATTCATTGGATTAGTTTTTTCAGCTGCCATCTTATTAGCTTGAAAGTAAGGAGCACTAACCATATTTCCTTGATTCATGGTATCCATTTGTTTTAATTTCGGATCTGACATCAAAGAACTTTCATCAAATCCAGCTTGCATTGGGTATCCTGGCATTTATCTTTACAAAAGTTGTTTTTTCAATAATATCATCGACAAGACTTTGAGACTAGGTACATGAGTGTATACCTTTTTTAAACAGTCATCTACCTAACCCAAAACTTTCAAAAACTTTTTTCGCATTTTTTATCGAAAAATAGTGGTAGGGTTAGTGCAAATATTTGTACTTTGCATTTGAAATAGATTTATATGACTGAGGTTTACTATGAACACCCAAGTTCCTAAAAAATAACGGCATTTTACTTACCTTCATGTATGCGGTGGTTAGGTAAGTGAGTGTATATAAAGTTAAACAGTCATGCACCTAACCTCATCTTCTATAGAAGTAATATAAATAGGCAAAATTTTTTGGTATTTGGGTGTTCAACGATTGCCATTGCTATCAAAGGGATGTATGCTTACGAGTACACCTACCCCCTACTTTGCATGAAGAATAGTGATGCATTTTTATATAAGAATTTGACTGCATATGATCAAATATTATTTGTACGAGCTTTTCAAACAGCTTTAGAACACTTTGGTAAAGAATCTTGTTGGTGTTTGACGAAGATGAATAGTGCTGGATTCAAGGGTTTTACTACAAGTAAAAAAACAAAACTTATGTATAAAGGACATGATGCTAGACCTTTAATATTAAATATGACTGGAAGAAATTATTCGGAAGAAAAACCAATAATTGTCAAAAGAAGTGAATGTAAATCTCAATTCTGTCTAAATCCTTCTCATTATTATTGGGGAACAAGAAAAGATGTAGCATATGAAAATGCAAAAGTTAGTGAAAAATCTATAAATATTGACTTAATAACTAAGTTAAGAAACGAAAATCAAAGTGGTGTAAGTAGTAGAAAATTATCTAAACATTATCGTTTGCCATATCATTCAGTAAGAAGAATTTGCTCTGGGGAGACTTATGAGAATGTCGAAGATAAAGAAGATCAATATAATGAGGAAAAGATTTGGTCAAATCTCTCAGACACTTGTGTAAATTTAATGAGAGCTCATCCAAATGAAGCAAAAAATTTTAGAGGAGTCGTGACAGAAACTCAACACTACGAATGTCCTTGGCATATACAAGGAACTAACAAACATAAAGGTAACTTTGGATTAATGGGAGAGTGCCTTGATTGTATGGAAGAAATAAAAAAAGCTAGATGCACAGTAGATGTTAGAGAATTCGAAATGAAGTGGTATTGGCAAGTAAAAAGATTTTGGGAACAAGTAGATATAAAAGAAGAAGATGATTGTTGGGTATGGCAAGGTGCTACTAGAAAAAATGGGACAGAATCTACTGCATATTTTCCCTCTCCTTTTCACTCAGGTAAAACACAATCTGCTCCACGTATAGCTTTCTGGTTAAGTCGTGGATATACAGGTAAATATCGTATTTTCAATAAGCCGGAATGCACAGCATTTTGCTGTAATCCTAAGCATTTGATGATAAAAGGTGTAAAAGAAATACCTGAATGTAAAACTATAAAAGACGTTAAGCTTCATCACGAAAATATTCTGCAGTATCATAGAGAAAGGAATAAACAAACTTAAAGTGGCAAGATTTCTTACTACTATCCCAACTAATTTAGGTTTTTTTAATTTAGGTACTGTTGAAGCTTACCCCACAGGTGGAGCAGGTCCTACTGCATATGGGCCTACTTCTTATTTTGGTTCTGATCCTAGACCTGCAGAACAAGGAGATAATTTAAATAACCCAATAGATCTTGGAGATTTTACAGAATTATTCAAAACACAAGTTATAACTAATACTCATGGTGGATTATCAAGAAGACAAAGCACATTTTATGAAATAAATTTATCTTTGCCCAAATCAATTCAATTTACTCAGGAATTTTCTGCTACTTCATATGAAAATCAAACTAACAGAAATACTTTATTAGCCTTTTATGAAATTGATGAAAATGGGCACAGACAAGAATTACCTATAAATGATGATGGATATGTGTTTCGTGATTCATCAATAGATTATGAAGATGATGACACTGGAATTTTATTAGATGATTATCCATCTTCATTATTACAAAAAGGAAAATATTTATTTGTTATCACAAATGATATTAGATATTTAGAAACAACTTACTCTATTGGATTAAATGTATCAGTGACAGATTGGAGACTTACATCAGAAACCGTTGAAGAACAGATTAATTTTGGTCAAATTACTGACAATATAAAAGATTCTGTGGACTTTGGTAAAGTCATTCTCTAGAAAAATTTACTTCCTTAATTTACTTCTCTAGGTAGAAATGATGATTGAGTAGATCTAGCAAAACCTGGGACTCCTTTATTTAATCCATGAATATCTTCGTCAGTTCTGCCTTCATCCTTTCCAAAGTCTATGTAATGTTGTTTAGCTTTCTCTAAATCATTACCAAATTCATCTCTTAAATCTTTGTAATTTTCTAAGTACTGCCTGCTATCAAATCCTGATTTAGTTACAGGTGCGTATTTACGCTCAGACGTTTTAGCTCTGTCTAAAGCATCTTTATAAGCAAGTTTTGCATCATCTACTCTCATTTGTGCTACATCTCTTACATCTTGTCCAGCTGTGCTTGGTAATGATGATAGATAAGTCGAACGCCCTTGAAGCTGTCTTCCTCTTGCTCTTGCTCCTTGGTCTGCAGGAGTTCCTACCTGATCATATTGTCTATCAAGTATTCTGTTGTATTCATTATCTAATCTTCCCATATATTCCGCTGCATTTTGAAAAGTCTGCTGCGGTATTATAGTTTGAAATGCTTTTGATTTTTGCTGCTCAGGAATCACAATTTGTGGTGATGATCCCCCTCCAAAAAGACTTGACATTATCTTTCTTTAAATTTAATTTCTATAGTGATTCTATCTGAAACAAACTCATACAAATGATTAACTCCGATATACCCAACAGGGAGAAGGAACAGAATCAAAATCAATTCAGCGTAAGTAATAGGGCGACGCATGACGAACAATATCCATATCTCTCCGATATTAGCCAACTTCTACACAGTCTGTCTACTCTTGATCTCCAAGGACTATGCACGCTCCAAGAAATGTTATTAGCTAAATCTTGTTGGGAAGCAACGAACTATAGTGGTTCATTAGAAAAATGTAAAAAAAGATTGACCGAATTATATGGTGAAGACTGGGATGAGCATGTAAAACTAAAAGATCATTTTGGAAGTTTAAAGTATTACTATATTTGGGCTTTACTAATTAGTCATAGACAACAATGGAATGATATCAAAAAGTAAGCTAGTATCTGAACAGATAGTGTCCTCGAATGGAAGCACAACAATTAGAGGACTGGGTAGATATCTTAGATACGACAAACTATGCACCACACAAAGATCCTGATAACCTTTATCAGAGTTATAGATTTGTTGATTTAGATATAAATTCAGTCACGACTAGAAATTACCGAAAAAAACTGTGTAAGTCACTTATTGAACAAGTAGAAATATTTATACCTCCCTCTGGTAGTTTTAATAATCAAGATCTTAGAAGATATTTAGAATTAGTTTCAAGCTATGAAACAAGCACGAAAGACTTAATACTTGGATTATCATTGGCTGATCAGATAAGACTTACTTTCAGTGATATGAAAACAAGTACAATCTGCGATAGATATCCAGAGATAAATTTAGCTGAAAAAAGAAGATATAGATGTGTTGCAGAATATTTAATTAGACAAGGAGAACTTACAAAATTAAGAGATAAAAACGGAAAATTAATAAAAAAAATCGGAAATATGCAGAAAGCTGTTGTTCTTTATAGACCCCTACCAAAATTATTAGAAACACTTAAAAAATCAGGGTTAAAAGATCTTATAAAAATTGACAAAGATAAAAAAAAGGATAACAATGTAACAGTTGGGGAAACTAAATGACTAGCAGAAGAAATCAACTATTAAAAAAATTAATTGGGACAGCAATAAGTGAAGATGAAAAAAAACTTTATAAATTAACTATTGAACGAATATGTGCAGATATGTGTGAATTCTATTACAAGTTTTATCATAATGATGGTCCAGGGGCGATGGTATATGTCCCGACTCAGGAAGATGAAAAGAAATCTATGTTCTATTTAACAGTTAATAACCTTATTACTGCTGTAGATGACCTTAATAAGAATGATTTAGAAGGTGCTGCAGATGTAATGAAACAGGCTATAGTTCGAGCAGAAAAATTAGATCCTGATAAAGAAGCTCTATTTATTATTCAAGATGATAAAGAAATGTCTTTAGTTCATTATAAAATTGATAGTGAAGGTGCAAGCTTTAAACAAATGTGACTAAAGGATCATGGGGTGCTAGTAGAAGATCATTAGCACAAGTAGATCACATAACTCATGATTGGTTGACTCCATGTGATTATTTACCTTACATAGATGCATTATTAAAAAATATAGATTTAGATCCATGCTCAACATATGATGCAAATAATCAATTTTTGAGAGCAAAGAAAATATATACATACGATATTGATGGTTTAAATATTGAGGAACCTTGGACTGGTAAAACTTATTTATTTCCTCCCACTTTTGGAAGATGTTCTTTTGCAAAGAAAAGAGGGACATGGAGATGGAGTTTATCTGCAGGTCAAGGAGCAAAAGCTCCATCGGTAATATGGTTCAGAAGATTATTAAAAGAATGGAAATTAAGAAATATACCAGAAGCTTTGTTTTTCACTACCTATTCTGAAATGATAAGAACATGTCCAGAAATGTGGGATTTCCCAGTTTGTGTCCCTACTGATCGAGCTAATCTAATACATGGTAAAAAATTCGAATGTTTAGAATCACCTATAAGTTGGGGGTATTTTATCTATTTACCTGAAATAGATTTAGGTTTTAATCAAACAGAAAGATTTAAAAATATATTTTCTCATATTGGCAAAGTAATCTGCTAATCAATCATTTGCCGAGGAAAATTCATGTCCCTTAATTGTCCTATATAAGATCTCAAAAAATTTTGAGAGCTATTATTATCAACACCTGGTCTGACCCCTCTCCTGTCAGGAGATATATCTTCTCTTGAATTTAACGACTTATAAAATCTGTAACGATTGTCAACGTCGTAACTTGAAGTAGACTGAGGTTTCATACCTCTATTGTATTGGAGCTGAACATGACGATGAATGAAATTGAAATGAAAATAAGTTCTGTCTGTGATGATATTAAAGAACTTTTAATTCATAAGAATAGAAAATATGGTAACTCTGCATTAAAACCAAACCGAATTTTTAGTAAATGCTCTGCTACAGAACAACTTTTAGTGCGTATAGATGATAAATTAAATCGAATTATGAAAGGAGCTGGATTATTAGCTACTGATGAAGATGTAGTTAATGATCTTATCGGATATTTAGTACTGCTAAAAATAAGTATGGAAGCAGATAAACACAATGACATCCTCGAAATCGCAACATCAATCTACGGCAAAGGAGTCAGAGCAGAAACAAACATCCTCGACCATGCCAGAGACTTCGATTAATTATCAAGAATTTGAAAAAAATTATAGTAGGCAACTCTTACTGATGGATTGTATTGATTGGCTCAAGGATCGACCTTACGACGCAAAGGAGATCCTAGACCACTTGGAGTACTGTTCCAATAACGAAAAAACTGACGCAGAACCTCCCCAGATGGATCAAGTTCTTTAATTTTTTTTTCTAAATACTCAATCCCTTTTATTTGTGTTGCAGATCCATTGTAAGTTTCTGCAATATTTAATAAACAAACTTTAGCGTGGCATTTATGGCGGTAGAAGGTTGGTATCTCTTTATCTGGTGCAAAGTACATATCAAGCTCTGTACGCCTTCTAGCGGTCACTAAATCGCCTCCTGACATCCATATACGATTTATATAGGGGCTCCATTCCTTTATTATTTTATTTTTCGAGGCATAACTATTTATTAAATCAAGTAATCTACAAGATTTGAATGAGCTTAAACCAATGCTATGAGCAAAACTAAGTAAAGCAGCTCTTTTATTTATGTTTAAATTCACAAATACATATTTTTCGGCTTCCTTAGAGAAACTTTTTAAATCCTCATAGAATTGTTTATCTATATCTTCTTGAATAGCTTTATCATTAGCATCTAAATAATGATCATCAATAGTTTCACTTCCATAACCTATTCTCCAAATACTTTCACCAAAGTCTTTATACGCTGCATATCTACCCATTCCTAAATAAGTTCTAGGAACAGTATATTTTTTTGTTAATTTATAGCCTTTTTCTGTAAATAATGAATATTTATGGGACGACAACAGATCCGTTATAGCTTACTTCAGAATAACCATCTAATTCTAAAAGTACAACATAGTTTTTAGCTGCGTTAGTAACTGTAACACCAACAGCTCCCTTACCTTTACCTGCCTTAGCTATATCAAAGAATTTATGATAACCAGTAGGTGCATCTCCTGTTGCAAATGCATCCTCTTGAAAAATTTGAATTGTATTTACACCTTCAGATCTATCAAGAGTTACCTTAATATCTCCTGTACCTCCGGGATTAACTCTAAATCCCCTTACTGCATCGCCTTTATTACCTGCTGCTGTAGGACCAAGATATGTAATTTCTGATCCAGCATCAACACTGAATTTATCTAGAGTTGCCTCAATTGTTCTTGTAGCCATGTTTCTTAAGAAATTTGCCCTTCAGTAGAGAGCTGGAATTG